ACATTCGAGAAAAGGCCATCACCTCTTTCTTAGAGTTCTGCCGGTACGTGTGGCCTGAAATCATCATCGGGGAACACCACAGGCGGATCGCCAAAGCCTTTGACCGCGTGATCGAGGGCAAGTGCAAGCGGCTCATGATCGCAATGCCCCCGCGCCACGGCAAGTCACAAATGGGCAGCTATCTGTTCCCCGCCTACCTGATGGGCCGTATCCCCGCATCAAAACTCATTGTCGGCTCCCACACTGCCGAGTTGGCCCAACGGTTTGGCCGGATGATCCGAAACCTTGTCGAGGATGACAAATACAAGGAACTTTTCCCCAACATTGGACTCTCTGTTGATTCCAAGGCTGCTGGCCGGTGGAACACGAAAGGTGGAGGGGAAGCCTATTTCATTGGTAAGGGCGGCGCGATGACCGGGCGCGGCGGTGACATAGTCATCTTGGATGACATCTTGGACGAGCAGGATGCCTTGTCTGACACCGCCATGGAGAACACATGGGAGTGGTACACCTCCGGCCCCCGTCAGCGGCTCCAGCCCAACGGCTCAATCATCATCATCAACACCCGCTGGAAGACCGATGACTTGACTGGCCGCTTGCTCCGTCAGCAGGGCCAGTTGAAATCGGACCAGTGGGAAATCTTGGAGTTCCCCGCCATCCTCCCATCGGGCCGCGCTCTGTGGCCCGAGTACTGGGATATTGAGGAGCTTGAAAAGGTCAAGGTCAGCATTGGCTTGAAGAAGTGGAACGCCCAGTGGCAACAGCAACCCACGAACGACGAAGGTGCAATCCTGAAGCGCGATTGGTGGCGCAAGTGGAAGTTTGATGAGCCGCCGGAGTGTGAGTACACCATCCAGTCCTACGACACGGCGTACTCGAAGAAAGAGACTGCTGACTATTCCGTCATCAGCACGTGGGGCGTGTTCACCCCTGATGCGGACTCGGGCCCCAATCTCATCTTGCTCAACGTCAAGCGTGGGCGGTGGGACTTTCCTGAACTCAAGCGGATCGCCCGGGCGGAGTACTTGTACTGGAACCCGGACAATGTGTTGATTGAGGCCAAGGCCACTGGTACTCCGTTGCAGCAGGAACTCCGCAAGATTGGAATCCCTGTCACGATGTACAGCCCCGGCGGCAGGAGAAGCGGCCAAGACAAGGTATCCCGGGCCAATGCCGTTGCTCCGTTGTTGGAGTCCGGGATGATCTGGTATCCGGAAGGATTGGACTGGGCACTGGAGATGGTGGAGGAGTGCGCCGCGTTCCCCAATGGGAGCAACGATGACCAAGTGGACTCAGCGGTCATGGCTTGGGCCCGGTTCCGTCAGGGCAACTTCATTGCTTTGGACACGGACGCGGTGGATGAGGAGCATCCGGAATCAGCAGCCCTTGAGTATTATTGACAAGTAGCTAAAATGCTGTTAACTCAAACTTGACCGGGGACCACGGACCATGGCTAATCCTTCTGTAGAAGAGAAGATCAAAGCGGCTGCTGCGGCAAAGGGTATCCCAGCCGACCTTGCTATGAGGATGGCAAGTGCAGAGAGTCGATACAGCCCCAATGCACAGAACCCCCGGTCCACGGCTGGCGGTGTGTTTCAGATCATTGATGACACGTGGAAGAGATACGGCGGCGCACCGGGCAAGCGGTTTGATGTGGATGAGAACATCCGCGTTGGTACGAACATCATTGCTGACAATCAGGTCAACATGAAGCGGTTGCTCAACCGCCAGCCCACCTACGGGGAGGTATATGCCGCCCACTACTTTGGTCCGGACAAGGCCAAGGCCGTCATCAACGCTGCTCCGAACACCCTGTCAAACACAATCTTCTCTGCCAAGGTTCTCAAGGCCAACCCCAACTTGAAGGACAAGACCACGGCAGAGATCATGGCGATGTTGGATCGGAAGATGAGTCCGACAGGCCGCTCCGCCCCGCCCGCGCCGCGCGGACCGGCTGCCTCCGAGTTTGCTGCCCCCGGCAGGGCCGACCCCTTGCTGCTGACGCAGAATACCCAGCGTACGCAGAATCTGCCGGATGTTTCACGTGAAACAATGCTCGCGGCCCTCGGACCTAACTACCAAGCCGCGATGGCGCTAAGCTATCTGTCCGGCAACACGGACGAAGATGATTCGGATTTGGAAGCCGCCAAGGACCGGATCGCGGCGGACAAGGAAAGTGCCCGCAGCCCCGGAATGGAATTTTTAATGGAGGAGCGCCGCCCGTCCCCCTTTGCCAGTTTGGATTTGACAGCCAGCACGCCCTTTGCCGAGCCGGTAGCAAGGATGAAAAAGGGCGGTGAAGTAGACAAGGACAAGGGGGACGAGGACAAGGGGGACGAGGACAAGTCTTTCTTTGAGGAGAAGAGCGCCAAGCAACGTCTGGATGAGATGCAAAACCCACCGGATAAAGGGCCATACGTAGGCAGCGAACTTATGCCCAGCCCCTCGCGCTTGCAACTACAGGGCGAGATTGCCAATGACACCTACGGTGGCGTTGGGGGTTTTGGACGCGCAACCTACACCCGCCCCATTAGCAGCGAGGCAGCCCTTCGTGCGTATATTGAAGGCGGCGGGTACAAGCCCAAGGACAGGGACTACAAGGGCCAAGTCAACAACATGGGCGTGTCCTACAACATAGGGTTCAATGACGGCGGCGTGGTACACAGGGCTGACGGAACGCCGCCCGAGGGTGAAAAACCCCAAGTGGACAACACTGCTTCAGCCAAGGCCACTGCCATGCTGCGTGGCTTTGGTGACTCGGCGTACAGTCTTGCTGGTGGGCCCGTGGACCTCGCAACGATGGCAATGCGTTTGGCTGGGTACAAGGCGGAAAAGCCTATCCTTGGTAGCGAATGGATCAAGCAGAAGGCGGAGGAGTACGGCATCCGCCCCGCAAATGAAACCGATCCCCAGTTAAATCGCTTGCGCCAAGGCTCAGAGTTTGTGAGCAGTTTTATCAACCCCTCTGTTCCAATATTGGCCGCTACCTCCGCAGGCAGGGAGGCAATGTCCGCAGGTCGGCAAGCGTTGACCGCAGGCAAGGCAGCGGCCAACGCAGCAATATCGGCTACCGGCGAGAAGATGGGCAACGCCGTCCTTAACAAGATGGACAAGATCATAGAAGCCAAGCGCCAGCGCTTGATTGAGAAAGCAGCCACCCGCCCGCTGACCCCCCGTGAGACGCGGTCCTTGCGCCTGATTGAAGCAGACATGCAGCCTGATGAAATACAGCGGGGCATGTTCACTGTAGGAGGCAACCAAGGCATGTTGGACCAAGTGATTGCAGATCAGAATATTGCCCGCGTGCATGGTCCGGCGGCTCCGGCTGTCCCTGAGATCGCCCCTGTGGCTCCACCGGTAGATGTACGTGTGCCTGCCGCCGCACCGGAAGCACTGCCCCCTCCTCCAGCAGAGGTGAACATCCCTGCGGAGATGCCTGCACCCGCAAACCAAGCCCCTCAAGGGTGGGGCGTGGTCAATACTAGCGTGGCTCCGCCTGATCTTGTTTCGGTGGGCCAGCCTGCGAACGCTCCGTTTGTTGGGCGGCTGGACACGTTTGTCCAATCCCTCAAAGGCCCCGTCACTTTGGGTCAGCTAAAGGGTCAGTTGAAAGGCAAGTTCCGCGACTACGATCTTGCCCGGGTAGACGAAGCCTTCAAGGGCATGGACCCCAATACCAAGCTCAAGCCTGCCCAAATTGTCAGCGCACTGGAAAATACATACTCACCCTCTAAGTGGGTATCGGAAACGCTGCCCCCTGAAAAAGGAAAGTATTGGAGTGGACAAGATACGGTCTGGGATCAGCCACTTGGGACAACAAATCTATATTTGGCGCAGACCCCGGAAAAAGTAGCAGTTCATAATGAAGTAGCAAAAGTAATTGAAGGCATAACTCCGTTTGCAACCAGTAGCTATAAAATGCCAACCATTGCAAACATAGAAGAAACAAAAGCTCTTTTAAACCTTGATTTAGTTAAAAATATTGTTGACCCTGCGCTTGCAAATGAGTTACTAACTAAACTAAATAAAGTTGAGCCCCGTGTCCAAGAACTTAATAAAAATAATAATTTCGCAGAAAATTTAAAATACGGGGTACTATTTCCAGTTTTATATAAAGACCCAGCAGTTACCCGCGCACTTATTGAAAGTCTTCCGCCGCAATATGCATACATTGCAAAAGTGGGAGACGAAACAATTAGCCCCCATTTTGTATTTGAACAATTAAGATATGCGGAGTTGTCAAATCAAACACCTAAACTTGATTTTCAACAAAATTACAATCAAGCAAAAAAATATGCAGTAGAAAAAGTGCATGAGCTTGTGGCTAATAAGGCAGAGGAAACAGGGCTTCCCCGGCCAGATTTTAGTGCCATAGACTATGATGATCTATCTAATTTGCATAAGCAACCTGCCGCAAAAGCTTTTGTTGATACATATATAGAGCCAATACAAACGCAAATTAGGCTTGACCTAAATGCTGTCAAAAAGTACACCGGGGATACGGTTAAAAAAGTGGCCGCTGATCTTGAGAAAGCACGCTTGTACGAAGGAAAGCACAAGTCAGTAGCAGGTGAGCCGTACCCAATTGGCTTCACGCGCTTTAGTGAGCATGAGGCCAACATTGGCGGGCAGACAATGCAGGGTCGCCACTTCCATGAAATACAGTCTGACCTGTCAAATGCAGTGAAGAATCAGGGTTCTTCAAAAGGTAGTAAAGCTGCGGATCAAGCTGAGTATGACGCTTTGAACACGCAGAAAAATCAAGTTACAAACTCCATGATGGAGGAAAAACTATTGGCGCAAGCAACTGGAGTGGACCCTACTGCATACCAAAAACGAATGGACAACTTGGAAAAATCTTTAAATACCATAGAAGGCCGCATAAAAATTTTGGGCAATCGTATGAGAAGCTCAGAAGCCTCCTACTCCTTGCAAGAACCATTTGCCGGGTTTGAGACCAACTCAAACGTCCGTTCGCAGTTGCTCATGAAGAACGCAATCTACTCCGCAATGAAGGATGGAAAAAGCTTTGCCACGTTCCCCGGGGCAGAGTCCGCAAAGCCCCAGTTGTACGAAGGCAAGGTCATGCCCAATCTCAAGCAGATTGCCAAGGACTTGGGCGGGGACAAGGCAGGCATCTCGGTTACTCCTATTCAACTGCCTCCGGCCACCAAAGGAAATGCCCCGGGCGTGCCGGTGACTGCGTGGGGTATAACGTGGTCTCCGGAAGCCGCAGCACGCATAACCAAGACTGGTATGCCTTTTGCCAAAGGCGGCATGGTCGAACGCCAACCGGACGATAATCGCCGCTACCTATAAGGATTAGACATGTCAGTTGAAAAATTGCTACGCGCCGAAGACCTGCCCAAGGGCAGCGTGGATGTGGAAATTGAGGACCTTCCGGAACCGGACATCAGCATCACCTTTGACAACCAGACCGGCGAGGTGGTGATTGACATTGGCGAGAACGAAGACTCCGATGTGCCCTTTGACAGCAACCTTGCTGAGGTGGTTGATCCCGGTGTTCTGGAGAACATCGGTCAGGAACTGATGGACATGTTTGATGCGGACAAGTCCTCGCGCAAGGACTGGGAAGACCAGTACAGCAAGGGCCTGAAGCTGCTTGGATTCAACATCGAAGAGCGTACCCGGCCATTCAAGGGCGCGTGCGGCGTGAGCCATCCTCTGTTGACCGAGAGCATCGTCCAGTTCCAGTCGCAAGCGCTGAAGGAACTGCTGCCTGCCGAGGGCCCGGTCCGCACGCAAGTGCTGGGCAAAGAAACCCGCGAAAAGATCATGCAAGCGGACCGCGTTCGGGACTTCATGAACTACCAACTCACCAACGTGATGGAGGAGTACACACCCGAGTTTGACCAGCTTTTGTTCTACACCGGCTACGGCGGTTCGGCCTTCAAAAAGGTCTATTACGATGAGAACAAGGACCGCATGGTGAGCGCGTTGGTGCTGGCCGATGACCTGTACATCCCGTATCACGGTTCGTCAGTCATGAGTGAATGCGAACGCATCACGCACCGCGTTTCGATGTCCAGCAATGCCTACCGCAAAGCGGTTGTGCGCGGTCAGTACTTGGATACGGCAGAGCCCGCGTCCATGTCCAACAACAACCCCAGCATCATCCAGAAGGCTGTGGACAAGACCACGGGTATTCAGCCCACTCCTGATCTGGAAGAAGTCACGCTGCTTGAGTTCCAAGTGGACTACGACCTGCCCGGGTTTGAGGACAAGGATGAAGACGGAGAGCCTACCGGCATCCAGTTGCCGTACATCATCACGATGGATGAGATTTCCAACAGCGTGGTGGGTATCCGCCGCAACTGGAAAGAGGGCGACAAGAAGCATGCACGCTGCCAGTACTACGTGCATTACCTCTTGGTCCAAGGCCCGGGTGCGTACGGCCTTGGCTTCCTGCATTTGGTTGGTGGCCTGTCCAAGACGGCCACGTCTGCATTGCAGCAACTGGTAGACGCTGGCACGTTCTCTAACCTGCCAGCGGGCTTCAAGGCCAAGGGCGCACGGATCATGAACGATGACGTGCCGCTGCAACCGGG